AATCATTGTGGCAAATGACAACAAAAAGCCAGTCTTATTGGTGTGTCCAGAAGGGAAGGAACATATTCCCCTTTGGTTCAGAGGGTTCATTCCACACAAAGTTACATTCGGAAGTTGGGAAGCGTTATACGAGTATTTGCAGGAAGTTCACGATGGGAAGCACATGGATAATGACAGATGGGCTTTTGTCTATAAGCTTATTTAAAGATCGCTGTGTTGAGCCTTTGAGCTAAATTGCAGGATGGAATCGGCATCTCTTACGCCGCCACCAACCTTTTGCATCTTGGTTTCTCCATCCCAAGGCGAATCGTCATCATCAGCATCCATGTTGAAGTTGTATAAGTTGGCATAGTCTTTATTCTGTAGATATGCGTTAACACGTTGTAGTGTTCGGTCAGTTTGTGCTTTAGTTGGTTGTGCTTCTGCTACGGTTTTTGCGTATCTAGACCACCAGTTGTACATGTCTTCTCGACTGAAGTGATCTTGGTAATATTTGCCTGTAGCGACAGCTTGATTGAACATTTCAGGATATTTGGGATCGCCACTAGAGTATGCTACTTTTAGGCGATTGAAATACTGTGGTTCTTCCCAGCGAGTAACAAAATCTTGGTTTGATTGTTGTTTTTGCTGTTGTGGAGCGGCTTTTTGTTGTGGATGCGCCGCTGTAGCACCATCCATAGGTGTTGTGCCAGCAAATGTCCCGCCTGCTTCTAAAAATTCTCCGAAAGTCTTCATGGAATTATATAGCTGATTTTTGGATAATAAACCATTCTCTTTTTAAAAGTCTAGTACCGGATTTGGACAGGGTTTCTCGATAATCACAAATTCCATTTTGCTTAAGCTTGGCTAATGTTTGTCTGGGTTTCTTACTGTAAACTATGATTAGTCTTTTGTTGTTATACGCTGGTGCGGGTGCCGTAATTTGCCTCAGATAAAGGAACCAGCTAATAAGCGTGCTTTCCGCAGCGGGCATCTTAGCCATCAGAAGTTCTTCATCAGACATTTTCGTAGCGGCGAAAATCGAAATAAATCTATGTGGTTGCTCGTTTTCCAACCATAGTTTGAAATCCATGCATTATTTAGATGGCTTTTTTGGTTTTCGTTGGTAATGCTCAGCTAGTTTTCCGTCTTTAGTGACGATTCCAGCTTCTATCAAAGCCTTCAGCCCTTCTTCGGGCGTTTTCTTTAGGTTCTTCAGTATGAAATCAAATTTACCCATTTAATTTACATCCTAGAATAGCTTTGAATTTACAACCCTTTTCCATTGCATCACTCGCCCAGATTAGCTTGCATATATCAAAAGAATTAATATGTGTGTCTTCGTCTAGTTTCCACATGTGATTTTCAGGGAAGTCGCCTATTTCAGTAAAAAATCCTTTGTTTATAGTCATGCCATTAATGCTGCCATCTACAAAGTTGAATTTTCGTTCAATGACCGGATAGAAAATATCTCGATTAGACTCACCAAATCCTTCATACTTGGCGATAAGATTTGTTTTTACTGATGTGCCAGCAAAAACGATCATACCCCAATCAGATCTAAGCTTTTTGAAACCTGTGTTTATTAGTGATGTGATTGTATCGCCACCTTTAAAGGTGTCTGGACATTGGTCTTTAAGTTTCTTGACATCCATTGGACTTGTGTTTTTGGGAACAATTTGGATGATTTCTGGATCACCGATGTGATGTCGTACTATTGAGAGGTTAGAAATCCGCAGTCCAGACGGATTTTTATCGGGGTTTATGATAATATACCCTACGTTTAAATTCATATTTGACTCTTATGCAAAAGAAATATCGTAATCGGCTCGGATTACGTCTTCATCTTCTATGGAATTAGAAAGCACAAAGGTGCCTTCTTCATTGTCGGCTGTGTATTTGACTAAGAACTGGCTGTCAGCGATAGCTGAAGGAACATATACTTCTTCATACTGACTTAAGCGTATTCCATTTATGTAAACCCGCAGAGAACCTTCGATAAAAGCAGTCGGGAGACTGTAAGTGAGATTATCGTCAGTTGTCGGGTTAACGTCATATAAATGTGTGTGAGCAGCAGCGACGGGAAAACCAAGATCGGCTCTCACCTTGTTTGGAGCAGTTACACTCCAAGCAACACTATTTGTATTCTCGAAAATGACTTCACCGTTGGTGAATGACACATCTGTATCATCTCCCAATTCAAAAGTCAAGGTCACATTTGTGGCTTCATCATCAATCAACGCTAATTTGTCTCGTTCTGCTGATGTCATACGAACATAATCATCCGTGTCCGCATGTTCTTCAATGCTATGCAAAGCAGCATCGATAGCATCAGTTTTCAAACTGCCGTCTTCTTCCATGCTCTGATTCAACCGGTTTGACAACGTACCTTGACTTCCTATCGCTTCCGTCATGATATCTCGTTGAATCTCTACGGCATCATTTAGTTGTTCAGTGCGCAACTTTAACGCTTCAATCGGGCGATTATCATATTCGTGATGATATGGATCTAATGGATCATAAGCAGGTACATCAACTAATCTTGGCATATTATCTCCTCTTAGACGAAGTTCAATCTCCAGTTGAAGGTTATTTGCATTTCAGAAGATTTGTTCAGATCATTGAACGTTACCATACTGTATAAATCCCCTGATGCCATCTGTAATGCCATTTCATTTAAAGCTACATCATTTGCTTCGTCAAAATTGATTACTGATGTAAAAATGACCTTCGTCGTAATATCTGGGTCTAAACTAGCAATGACTGGCTTCGTCAACATCGTCACGCCAAATAAACCATTTCTTCCTTCATTCACATATTTCTTTGCACCGTCTTGGGTTCCGCCATCACCAAAAATCATCCTAGTGATAAAAAATTGAGGCGTGTCGCCAACAAAATTCCCAAGCGTTCGTGCCATCGCCTGCCGTCCAGTGGTCAAAATAGTGTTTTTAAACACTAAAATGTCTTTACGACTTGAATTCTTATATTCGATGATTCTTTCTACTTCGCCGTAGATCTTGATACTTTCATCTATGTTCATATGGTTCCCTCTTCAATCCTTCCATCTCTATACTCGATAATGAAGGAAATACTCTCTTCTTGGTGTATCGCTTCCTCAATATTGGCTCCGGGAGTATTTGCCAAGGCAATAAATGATGTGGTTTCATTCGGCAGCAATGCCTGAATCATATCATTTCCTCTTCTATCTATGAATGCAAACCTATGTTCGTCCGGTTCTAATAAATTAGTATTTGCATCAACGTATATTTCTGATTTAACAAAGTGTTTTAAGGCGTAATCTACGCTGGTTCCACCAGCCGTGTACGTTGTCCAGTCCTCTTTCGGTCCATCCAACGTAATTGTGTCTCCATCCCATTCAGCAATCTTGTAGTAATCTGTGTCATTAATAATGACTAAGTAGTTTTCTTTAAAATCATCCGATTCTGTAATGTCGTCATCATCAGTCGGGGCGTTTGCTCCATTCATAATCCCTAACTCGGCTTCATGATCCCCAGCAGTTTGAAGTTTGATACCTTGGTAATCAAAAAACCCAGTTCCTACATTTACCAATTGTCGATATAAAGGAACATTCAAACCACCAGCATTTCCGCCAGCATAGTCATTAATGTAGAAAGTCTGGTCGTCAACAAATTCTGAAATCTCGTATTGAGTGCCAGAGATTTCCATCAAATCACCAAATTTCAATATTGTCTGCACATCACCTATCGGTGTAGTCAATAAGGGATCATTTACATCAACCAATCCACGTCTTGTCACCGTTAACGTACCGTTACTACCTTCCAAGACTTCGATATCACTATCTGTGTACAAGGTATATTCAATTGCGTTGTCGTTGCTGGTTGGTAGAGCACCATTATTCTCTAAGATCAAGCTGCCATCCGGCAAAACATCCATAATTAGAAATGGCGTCGATGTGTAAGCTGGAATCAAGACCTTCCAGCTTGCATCTTCCTGAAGAGTCTGGACGCCTAATGCTGTGAAATCAAAATTCTCATCATCAAACACAAACCGGTCGTCTTGGACCACGCTTGCCCCGACAGTCGTGTAAATGCGATTAAAAATGTTGTAACTGAATGAACTGGCATTTAATGGTTCTGTAACTCCGCTGACTACCAATGTGTTTTTGTTAATTTCAACAATCGTATATGTGCCAGAGTTGGCAGATGGAGCCAAAACTTCGAAAACATGGTCATTCAAATTAATTCCCAAGTCTTTGAAATTGTGGAAGAAGTCATACAACACGATTAAGTTGTTATATGCAGTTCCAGTTAATCCGCTGACCACAATTGTGCCGGTGGCAAGGTCTTCTCTGGAAATAATGTTGTTTGTGTTTCCTTCGTCTCTGACTCTGGTGAAAAAGCCGTTTGCATTACCGCACAAAACAATATCTTCATGATTAATCGTTATGAGAGCTTCAATCTCTTCAACGGGCGATGGGATGATCTCTTCTATCTGTCCAGAGATATTCAATTGGGCTACGTTCATGTGAAACGGCGAAAATTCTTCGATAACTTCGCGAGCTTCACTAATTCTTAAATCAGAGATTTCTTCGATTTCTATGTCGATGTTTACAGAACTGCTTAAGCACGCGCCGCACGGATCGAGAAAGGTCTTATCGATATCACACGGGTTAGTAGATTCTCTGCTACTGCCGTTGTATTCTTCCATGTTAAAAATGTTTTCACTAAATGGAAATTCTGTGCGTACCCAACCAAAAATTACTGGGTCGTGGAATGGGTGCTTTGTCGGGATTAGAATATCAAACATTGGACTATCTTCTTCGATAAGTCGGACATTCCAGTTCTTTAATGGATACTCCTGTGTTTGGCTATCACGTTGATCTGCCAACGGCAAATCCGCAATAAAGGTTTCTATTGTTTGTTGTGTTGAGTCTGGCACTGCAATAATAACATACTTGATAAGAATTTCGTCACCAGTATCCAATGCAACCGGGCTTGTAGATTTAGTATCCCCGGTCCAAGACATCGTGGTCACGCCATCATCAGTAGAAAATTCGACATAATCTATTGGGAAAGACACATAGTCAGATGTGCCGCTTATCCTTACAAACAACTCGTAGTTTTCATCGACTGGCAAAACCGCTACATGCGATAATACAAATTCATCAACATCAGCTACAATAAAAGCTTCTTGGTAAGTGTATGGTGAAATAACTTGCCAAAGCTTTGTAACTTTGTTCAAAGTTATACCAGCTTCGTCTAAAGCTTGTTCTAAACCCGGTAATGTTCCTTTCTTCTTATACAACTGGACAGCATTCGATATTTGTCTTCTCCATAAGGTCGGATCTTCAGAACGCAGCTTACGACCAAGCGAATTAGACAAAAGAACCAACACCGATTCATGAACGATATTTGCATTGTATAGATCGATGACTTCATTTGCCATATCTTCAATTTGCGTGAAACTATCAGCAATAACTTGATTCAGCTTGTCTATAACGCCTCTTGTTAAGTCGTCTTCGCATAAAACAGACTTATAAACGCCGGGCGTATATCGATCTAAGAGCGTTGCATACTTGCCTTCCGCTGTGGCGTGAGTTGGGATACTGGCGGTCGAATTTGTATCGCTGTTGATTGTGAAGTGTTCGTTGCGAAGTAATGAATCGCCAGCAGATTGTGGTGTCCACATCCAGCAAACAAAATAGTTTCCAGCCCGTACACTTCCTTTGGGATACCATGTAACTTTGAATCTGCCATAAACCGTATTGCCATCGTCGTCTTCAGTGATATGTTCTATCGACGCATTTCCCGTATCTGTCGATAACCAAGCTGGAAATGTTTCAGAACCAAAGATGGCTACTGGAATTGCAGAGCTATAATAGACAGGGCTGACAACGCTCGCAGCATCAGATTCGCCTCTTGCCTTAGTCGCGGCAGTTTGGTTCTCTTCTGTTGGGTCTTCACATGCTGTTTCTTCTGCATCAATTGCTAAATCTTCTAATGCTTCGTTCGGTGTCGAAATTTCGATCTCACGAAGGTTTCCAGCAGCAAAGTTCTTTTCTACATAGAAGATTTTAACGATATTGACTTTGTACGGATCAGAAGTCAAGCAGCCATCTGCACCGGGCATGGCTAGCTCGAATTCTATTGTGTCTGTCGTTCTTGGATTCTCTCTATAACTTACTGTCGCCATATTATTCGAATATAAAGGATATGTTGGTTATGTCTGGACGTATAATTTCAAAAAACCTTGTAATTACCGAAGAACCTGAATTTGAAAGATCTTCAGTTGTGAAATTGACACTAATTGATGTGATTTCTTTAATTTCCGATAAAGCCTTTATGAGATCTGTATCTTTCAAATCTGTGTTATAATCCCATCGATGAAGTTGAAAGAATTGATCCACAAGATTTTCTATTCTTGCTCTGTATTCTGGTTCAAACTTTTTGAAAAACTTATCTAGCACTATTTCTACGTCTGTATCCACTTCCAAAACTACGCCGTCTCGGATACAGAGATAGTCTGTGAACATCTTCTTAGAAGAAAATTCTTCAATGAGATCGTTCTTTAATTCGTTAGTAGCTGGTGTCAATCCGTTATCGTCTTCTCTTGCTAAAACATATAAATCGATGATGTTTCCAGCACAACCATGATTTCTCAAAACGGCTGTTGATTTTCCAATCTGTCCATGAAACGCAGATGCGTATTGGTCTGCCAACGTTTTGTAATCAGGTCCACTTACTGATCTGTTCTGTGCATTCAAATAAGCAGGAAGCTTACGGCGAATATCATTGATTGTGTCACCAGAGTAGCCAAAATCGCCTTTGGTGTGGTTAAAGAAGGTAACTGTAGCACTAAACAACAAGCCGGGCACTGGCACCTGTCGTTGTACTTGGGTCGAGCCAGTCGTGATGTTTCCAATCGGTCCACCACCTACGCGGTATTTAATTTGAATCGGGGAACCATTTGTCGGAATCAAACCCGCTCGATTATTTCCAAAAAATACAAAAGCTTCGAAATTAGCGTTGTGTCCAATTCGATATTCTCTTCTTCGTTCTGAATCGGTGAATGAAGTCACCTTAGTCCAGTTTGCGCCATCTACCGATACTCGAATTGAATCAAATAATACTGGCGAATCTGAAAGACTAATAATCTGATTAATTTCGCCAGTGCCGGTGAAGTTCTGTGTAACAGTTCTGCCTTCCAGCCCAATAATATTTGTTATCGATGTTGTGCCTGCTGGTATAACAATGCTGTTATCAAATAATGGATTGTTGTTTGAATCTTTAGGAAATAGCTCGATAGTGCTGCTTTGGTTTCCAACTGAGATGTCGATTGTTGGAACAAAATTAATCACTAAATTTGTATCTAGGATATTATTGGTTGAGACTGTCCAAAACGACCGTCCCGCAATCGGGGGAAGTGGTTCAAATCCCATTAATTGAGCAAGACGGAACATATTGTCTAGTTCTGTGACTGTATCAACAAAAACTTCGTTGGCAATTTGATCGATCTTGAAAGAGAGAGTATCACCGATGAATGCCCAATTTTCTAACAACATGATCGCTAAATCCGATTCTACGAAGTCTGAAAATTGACTGCCGTACTTTTCACGAACGCGATCAATGATTCTGGCTTTCAAAGACCAGAATTCTTGACTGGTATAGTTCAAATTTTCAATCGGCGGTAATTGGATTGCAGCAGATTGTTTAAGCGGTGTAATATCTAATGGGCAATTCTGTACCATTACAATTCTCCAGATAGCGGAACAAACAATACAAGTGACTGGACTTCGGAGATGTCATCCGGGTCAACTATATCTATTTGAACGTATAAAATATGTTCCTTGTTTTCTAAGGTATCTTCTGAGTGCAACATGTCTTCATCGATGTTTCGAGACACTATGATGTTATTAATGATGACTCGTGGTTCCCAAACACCAATAGCCGTTGCAATCATTTGACGAGCTTGATCTTCAATTGTTGGATCGTTTGGCTCAAAGAACAGACGTTTCAACGGAGTACCATAGGCGGGCAGCATTACTCGTTCTCCGGGACTTGTTAAAAGCAATTGCAACAAGTCTGCTTTAATCTGGTCTATACCGCTTCTTTGAGCAAACAAACCGTTTGGAGTTTTAACTATAGGATACGGCGCTCCTAAAAACTTCCTAATTGTCATAAGTTATCCTCTTGATTGTCGTCGGCATCACCGAATTCTCCAGTGCCTTGTTCGCCTATTTCGTTCGGATCACATCCACCTCTTTCTTTCACACACGCCTGCATAGCTTCTTCATAACCGCCACAACCACCACATCCTGCTTTACATTCATGGAAACCAGACGCAAATACTCTTTCGCTAACAGATTGTACTGACCAATGAACTATGCCAGTGAATGGACACACAACTGGGCATCTGGCAATAATTATAGGAAACACACAGGGCTGACATTCTTTGCATGCTTCTTCGCTTTCTGGATCTGGTGGGCAATCTCGTCCTGCAAGCAAGAATATCTTGTCTTCTGCAAAGAATATATGCTTGTCAGCATGATTGTAGTATAGTTTTTCTGTCTCATTAATATAGTTCTTAGAAACAACAGTAATTTTGTTAGATGGGTTTCTTTCTTTGTCTCCTACCTGAGTTATCATGTTTTCTGTCGTTACAATGATGTAATTACCACCAACTCTTAATAAAACTTGTCCCGGATTTGGATTTGGAGCCGCCAACATCTCAAAAATGTGTGGTCCATGCTTTTTATTGCAAGCTACGTCCAAATCATCTAGACATGGTGTGTCGCCTTCATCACTACAGTGACATTGTGGGTTCATAATCGTAATTTTTTGCCGTTGGGTGGTGACTTGATCGAAATCATCACTAAACTTCATTAACAAACCATAACCACTGCGGATTAGAATATATGCCTTATTTGCTCGCGGTACAGGAGCACCACCCTCTGCTCGATCTGGACTTTTTTGTTTGTTAGTCTCATCACACAACCGAATGATGTGATTTGATGTGCTTTGAATCAATACGCCTCTTTCTGGTCCAGCAATGTTGCCAACGGTGTCATCATTCAGTGTGATTGAGTTACCAGCAGCCGAAAGTGCTCTAATGTAGTTTTGATTTCCACGAACATTGCTTTCTCTTTCCACATCACTCAGATAAATTGCATGTCCTGTCTGGGATTTTAAATACATTCTCGACATGGTTTTATCATTACAACCGAAATCAAATGGCGCGGTAGCACCATGATATGGATCATCCCACTTCGGAAATCCTCTCGGCTCTTCAACAGAATCGTCTAGAACAATGGTGTGACCACCAATTGACAAGATCTGAACGCCTGATTGCGGCAAATCCGCTTTATTGTTCTGCGGTGTTCCCGGTCCACTATAAGGACGACATTCATTAGCGTGCTTAAAGAACGGGTTTGTTCCCTGATTGCTATTTGGTCTCTGTACGTGACTTGGATGACCGCCAAGTATCGATGAGTGAGATGTTTTACCTTGACACTGTAAAGTATCTCCACTCTTGGTGCCGCCACCTTCGATAGCCCGAATTCTCGATCCTTCTGGGTCTGTCAAGAAAGGAAATTCATCATTTGTTTGAATACATGTAGCAATAGATGGTCCACCGGGCGTTGGACCGCAACTTGTATGGGCATATTGACCAGCATAGTGTAAGTGGTCATCTTTCATGATGAACCAATTACCACAACCAGACAGAAGTTCAAATCTCTTGTGGCGTCTTTGGCAACGCACATTGCCATCGACCATCTTTAACATATGCTTTTCTGGTGTCTTGAAACCATAGATGTTTGGATACGTTACGTTCTTTTGATCTTCGCTATCTGATAGAAAAGAACTGATATCATC